GTCGTCAGTTGTGACTTTTAGATCTTCAACAATCTCACTCTTGCGCTGGTCATTGAGATACCAACGATTGATACGGGCAAGAACTTTAAAGACACGGCGCTGAGAATCATGCAACCGCGAGTGGATAGAGCTAAACACCGCAGCGCCTTGCTCAATCAATGCTTGTGTAGTGCCTACAGGCGCATTGGATGTGATATCAGCAATCTTCTCTTCACTGGTGGTAACCACACCCTTTGCTGCGTCAGTTAGAATTCCTAGTAACTGCAGAAGCACCGGGCTTGGGCCATTGAAAGGCACAGGCATGGCAATCTTGCGGATGTCATCCACTCCCGGTGCGCCTTCAATCTCAGCTACCTGCGTAGGCTCAATGACCGTGCTTTGCCCTGAGATCTTGGCGCCTTTGAGCTTGAGCATAGTAGGTGCATTGTTAATATGCGCCGAATCAAGCAGAGCACGCAAAGCTCCAGTAAGAGCAGCAGATAGCCCGCCAATAAGATGGGGAAGACCAATGGCATAAGCACCGCGCCAAGGAATAAACTTAAACTCAATAATCCAATCAAGCTTCGTATACGCATCATCGCCATCTTCCCAGTTACGATACAAGCCTACAACATCGCGTGATGTCTCATCGATCATCATGATGTAAGGCGCACGTGCGCCTTGGCTATACTTGTCATCGGCTTCTTCAAGCCAAGTGCAGATATGGAATACACGACGCACGCCATCAACGTTGTCAGCTTTCTGCCGGCGGCCCTCAATCTTGTCATTAGCTTTTTCTGACTTAGTCTCATCAGGCATCATCGAAGTCTTATACACGCCTGTGTCGATGTACAAGCCTGTTGAAACGCGCAAGTCATACTCTTCTTGCGTGATGTCTTGCACTTCAGTCATACGACTGGCTGTGTAGAAGTTGCCTGCTGAGAAGGGAAGGTAGATGTTGTCAATGGGAACAAACTCAGCACGTGGGCGACGCATCTGCTCGTCATACCACATCTTGATGTATTGCGAGCCTCCCAGTGGTAGTTGCGTAAGCATCTGCTCTTGCTCATCACGATACTCTTCAATCTGCTCTGTCAACTGCCAGTTCATGTAGTCGCGCTTACGCTCTGCGCGATCTACTTTATCTGCAGTAGTATCACCCACAATCTTGGTCTTGACAGGTCCATCGGCAGGGAATAGTTCTTTAATGGCTCGTGCCGCGAAGTCCACACACGCCTCGGCCATGACAGGATGGACCACCTTTGAAGCGCCTAGGAACTGCGCACCGCCAGGCGCATCAGAGCCTAAGCCCGTACGACGCAAGCCGTCTTCATACTGCTTATCGCGATCTTCTCGAGCCTCCTTGTCTTTCTCAATCAAGTCAATGTACTTAATTGCAAGACCGTCCAGCATAAGTAGGTCAAACTTATCTGCCAAGTTCTCATAGAAGTCAGGCTCATCATCAGGCCCTTTAAGATCAGGCATGCGCACAATTGCTGAGCCATCTTCTAGCTCCTCAACGTCCGAGTCACTCTGATCAAAGAGATCAATTTCTGCTTTATGCGCCTCAGGCTCATCAGCAATGCCGTCAACAAAGCGATCGTAGTCTTGGGGGATGGGCATTTCAAGAGCCATGGTATTCCTTATTCATAACCTTCAAGTAGCATGCGCAATTGCGTAACTAGTGCGTCACGAAGAGTAGTGCTATACGCATAGTCATCTGATGCCATGCCTAACACATTTTCCCAGCCTGCACGACCATTGTTCTCAAGGTCGCGTATTGAGCTACGAATTTGGCGCATTGCAGTAGGCCTAGCCATAGTGCTAAACACGCTCTCATCAAGAATTTCTAAAAGATGCTGCGCTTCAGCCATAGTACGTTCATCAGCAAGATCTGCGTCTCGTTCGGCAGCAAGATCTGCATGTCGTTCGGCAAGTATGTCTTCACGCGCTGCAGGGGGCAGCTGCGCAGGTCGTGCAGCGTTATTGCGCGCTTCCATGCCCATACTCACATCACGAGCAAGTAGCTCAAGCATATTTGGTGTAAACGTGTCTAATTGCAGTGTGGCGCCACCAAAAACCCTATTGCCGTTACGAATTAAGTTAGCAACTTCATTCGGGTCATCAACCCCATGCGTACGTGTTTGTTCCATAATACGCGTTGCAGCGTCATTGACAAGATTGAATTGCTCAGCATTTCGTAGTACAGATCGACTTAGGTCACCATAAGGCATAACTCTAACATTTGCGTTTAATGACGCTGCAAACTCACCATTACGTAAACGCTCCATACGCGCAGCCAAGGCGTCTTCTTGCGGGGCAGCAGTCGCAGCAGCAGGTTGATTAGCGCCATGCTGCTGATCTACTTCCCAGTCATCTACATGTATATCAGGCAGTATATCAGGTATGGCTGCAGGTGCTTGCGCAGCTGGTGGGCCTGCCATACGCTCATGCGCAAGTTGCCGCAGTGCTGATTCAAGAGTAGCGGGGTCAATCCTGTCATTGGTGCCTACATGCAAAGGCCGATCATGCCGCATCTCATCTACAAACGCCAAGATAGTTGGGTAATGCTGTCTATTGCGATCAAAGCGCTGGCCTAGTTGATTCGTAAGCATAGGCACTGCAAGCCTGTCGGGGTCACTAAGTTGACTATGCAAGTCCTCATCAGACATACGTGACAAAACGCGAGGCATTGACGCGTCGGCATTACTAGGCAATTCTCTAAAGTATCTTATAACAGCGTCTCGTGTGTCGGCTGACAGGCCAACCAACACACGTTGCGCTTCGTTAGAGGTAAGTACTGTTTCTAATGCAGGGATACCAATTTGCTGACTTGTGTATAGCCTATTGTCTTGCAGCGCTTGCTCGTCAAAGTAATGGTGGATGTAGTCAACAGCGGCTTGACCTGTGCGTCTTTCATTAGGCGACAAGTCATCGCCATACACGCCTGCAAAGTCGTTAAAGTTGTACTCAGACGGCGTTGAGTAGTTAGTGGCAAGACGCTGGTCTGTTCCTATGCGGGCTATACGTGCATCAATGTCATTGATATGCGCTAATGCATCCTGTATTTGTTGGTGCGTATTGGTTAAGTCATTCAAATCACGAAGAGCTACATCCCGTGCTTGTTGTAATGATTGCAGCGTGTCGGTGCTGCGTGCAGTAGGCAGTTGCGGCGTAGCCTGCTGCTCTTGCTTTAGCGTTGCAGCATACGTGCGCAAAGCGTCTTTAGTCATAAACCGCGGCAAGTCTGGGTGCGCAGCTGCCAAGTCATTTGCGCTGCGTAAACCTAGTATACGAGCAGCGTCAGAACTGCGCACAGTATCCAAAACACTTGTGTTTGCGCTTAAGTTGCTTTCAACACCTGCAATATCGCCACGCTTATTTAAGTAGTCAGCAATTGCTTGGTGGTATTGCGCAGCAATAGGTCCGTTGGTAGCACCTGATTTTGTTGTAGGGCCTGAAACGTAGCCTAATGAGTACTTATCGCTGCCTCGCTTGTGTAGTTCAAGCATTGCAACAGGAAGCTTAGTCTCATTATCATGAATTTGCGCAAGTATGGAGTCGCCGCGCATTGCGTTGTAAACGTAACTACGTAACGAGCCTGTGCCTTTAGGGTTTTTGTTGCCTGTAATGGGGTCAAGGTAGGGTTCGTAATTGGGGTCGTTACCTGTAAACGGGTGTGGGCCTTTGCCCATATATTTACCACTTTCGCCTACGCACATATCAAGCACTGCGGTTGCGTCACTTACGCGCTGTTCACCAACATTACGTGGTGTGTTGGCAGTTGTCTCAAGTAAGATGTGGCCGCCAATTTGCTGAGCCTCTGGGTCGTTGGTTGTGCGATCAGCAATGGCTGCGGTTGCATTTGTAAGATATTGTTGCCGCGCAATTCCCGCGGCAGCTTCGTCCTGTATGCGCTTTGTAGCAATTTGCCGGACATACTTTTCAACAGTCATTGCGCTTAGCGTATCAAGTGGGATTTTCTTTTGCATCACGTCGTTGTACACAGACTGCGCAATGCCAGGTAATCCTATTTCGTTAAGCCGCTTTGCCGTATACAAAGTTGCTGCATCCGGTACATTAGGGTGCGTAACGTCTGGGTAGAACTGCTTTGCAGGATAAGCTAAGTCAATAAGAAACTTCTCTTTAGTTACTGGTGATACTGCTGTATCCGCAAGGTTCTCATACATGGCGCCAAGCTTTAAGTTCTCAAGCTCATTTGCTATTTTTACACGCGCATTTCGCATACGCGTAGTCGCGTTAGTTGCTTCTAAGTTGCCAACATTAGCTTGTGCAAAGTCATTTAGGTTTTGCGTTGCCTGATCAAGCTCAGCTTGCTTAGCGTCAATTGCAGTTTGTAACGCAGACCCAGGCATACCTGCTTTTTCTCGAGCAGTATCTGCAAAACGCTGTGACACTTCGCCTTGGCTGCGCACATCTGCTGCAGGCCTAAATGTGTAGCCTTCAGAGGCCGCTTTTAGAAGCGGGTCATTAGCAGTGCCTACATACTTACTTGCGTAGTTAGTTAGGTTGTTAGCAACCCACTTCATGCCTGCCTCATGCCTGTTGAAGTAGTCCTCCACAGTAGGCAATGACGTGCCTTGTGCTTGGGCTAACTGCTGAGCTTCAGGTGTCTTGGCAAAGTCGTCAATGATTTGCGCTTTAGCGTCCGCGTACTCATTACTAGATCGCCCGCCGAGACGTGACTCAAACGCCAGTTGCGCAACACGAGGCGACGTTGCGTCAGGGTACATCTCCATCATGCGCTGCTTATTGTACGTGTTAAACGCATCAACCATTGCAGCTGTATCAAGATACCGAGTCATGTAGTCGCCTAAGACTGAGCGGCTTGGCTGGTTGGTGTCAATGGTGTGCACAGGCGCCGCTTGCAAGTTTGTAAGCCCGCCCAAGTCTGCAGTCTCAGCCTGCGTAGGTGTAGCCAAGTTGCCTGTCATAGGGTCTTTGGCACGTGCAACTTGAGTGCCCAGCACACGAATAGCGCCCATTTGCGCTGCAGCAGAGCCAGCTGCAGGCCCTAACTCGCCTACTGTATCTAACCCAGGCGCTACGCTTTGTAGCTTGGTGCCTAGCGTAGGCGCGTTGGTGATGGGGTCAATGCGTGTAATGCCTGCTTTAGCATTGGCAAAGTCAGTTGGTATATCACGGACTTGCTTACCAATGCGTGAAGCTTCAGCGCCAACAACACGCAGGTCATTAGGCGTAAAGCCTCTGCGCGGTAATCCCATCGCTTCAGGAAATGGAAAGGGCAGCTTGTCAAGACCTGTTGCAGACATAACATCAGGCAATGTTTCGTATGCAAACTTTTTGCCTTGTTCTGTTACAGGCTCTCCAAGTAGCTTATACAAATTGGCGATGTTTTCTTCAGCAGTAGGTATACGCTCTTTGCGGTACGCTTCAGCAGCTGCAGGGTCATTCTCAACGTACTTGCGGTATAAGTATCCGGGCCCTGCGTTTATACCCTGCCCTAAAGTTTGCGCAGCCCCGCCAATTAGTGATAAAGGCCCGCCAATGATGGCGCGTGCTACATCAGAACCTGCTTGCGCGCCTGTACGTGCTTGTTGGCGTACTGCGTCTAAGGGCGAGCCATCCCAACTGTCGCCTTGCCCAGGGTCAAAAGAGCCAAGATCAATAGGTAGTGCCATAACTATTCGTTGTCAACAGAGCCAGTCCACCCATGCTTACGCATCCGATCTAAAGCGTCTTCGTATTCAGTACCCCCATACTCGTTTGCCTGACCCCAAATGTCGTCAAGGAGGTTGTCATCTATAAGATGCTTGTGCAGTTCATTTGAGAGTGCGTCTTTTTGTTTTTTGTACTTAGTATAGCCGCTTTTGCTGTTGTATTCTGAATGTCCGCGCTCCATCTCGCGAAAGCGATCAACAACTTGATTTATGAAGTTGTCGTAAACATCCATGCCATCAGCGTCATTGCCTTCTTCCTTGACAGCTTTTTTGGCAGCTTTATCTAAGAACTTGTTGTCATTCCAAACGTCAAGATACGAAGTTGCGCGAACAGCTTCTTTTGCTCGCCCATCTTCCATAATGCCTTCCAGTGAATTGCGCGTATTAGAAATTCCAGCAACTTCACCAAGCAATTTGCTGCCATCGCCAATAAGCTCTTTTACAGTTGCAAGTGGAAGTTTTGTTTGCGCAGCAACAGTCTCAGCATCAAGTCCTACGGCTTTAGCAGCATCAGTGTAGTTGTCGCCTTCTTCTACTGAAGCCCAAAGCTGTGTATGCGGCACATCTTCTGGGTCGTCCCAATTATCGCCAACGCTTTGACCTGTGGACGTCTCATAAGCCTTCTTGGCACTGTCAGTATTTTCCCAAATCGTGGACGCGTAGGCTGCGATCTTTGCGGCAGCTTTTGCACTGTTGATAGCAGGTGCAGCGGTTTGCGCCATCTGTGTCAAGGGAGCCAAAGGCGCAACAATCTCAGGCACGACATCAGCAATCTTGGGTGTAGGCAGCATCTGATTGACCACTGCTTGCCCGGCACGTTGTAGCACCTCACGACGTGACATAGGCGTTGCTGCAGCTTTGTTGACCAGTGCACCCAGCGCGCCTAATGCAGAGGGCGCGTCGTAGCTACCTCTACCCGGGTCAAAACTTCCTAAGTCTGGCTTAGGCGCTTGTACAGCAGGCGCAGGCGCTGATGCGGGAAGCGGAACGTCTTGTGGGCGTACTGCAGGTAAGTTCTCGTTTGACGTAGGGCGCAAGCCAAGTATTGAGCGCCTTGCCAAGTTAATAGGGGGCTCAGCTACAGCAGGTGGGCGTATAGTGGGTGGGCGCTTACCAAAAAGCCCCACCTGCAGCATATCTGGGTCTTGGCCTAACTGACTTGCACCGTCATCGTAGACCTGAGGTTGCTGACCTTGCGCTAGCATCTCAGCACGCATGCGAGCTAGTGTTTCATCATAGTCCATAGTTATTGCGCATATGGGTTGATACGTGGGCTGCGGTCCTCGTCATACGAGTCATCGTCATTGTACACCGGATCGATGTTCAAAAACCCTTGGTCCCGTAATAGACGCAACGCCTGTGAGGTTGCATCCACAAGGTCATCATGCCTGACCTCTGGGAACGAGCATAACTGGTTTAGTAGTGGCTCGACCCAGGTCCGTGGCGCGCCAGGGTTATTCGTAGACTCAGGCACGTAAATCAGTCCACGCTTGATGATTGGCGCAACGATATTAAGCCTCATCATCTTATCGGCGTTGCCGGGATTGTAGCCTCTGACCTGCAGGCCCGCACGGCGCAAGTCTTGGATGAGGGAGATGCCGGCGGACTTGTCCTCGATCAAAATCATGTCGACCTTCTTGCCTGAGCCAAACTCATTCTCGTCGCCGTAGATGCTGGTCGCCTCGTCCACGACTTTAGGTCGCAGGTCAGGATACTGCAGGTGTTCTTCCCAGCAGTCAATAATCATCGCCGACATGGGCTTATCGGGCGAGGGTTTGAAGACGCCAAACACCACACACGCGGTCGGGTCATTCTTAGTTTTGTCCGACGTGGCAATGTCGTAGGACTGCACAATATACTCAAAGCGTGGCAGCGGCTTCTCATGGGGCCAAAGCTTGAACCAGTCGCGTTTGACGATGCCGGCTTCTTCTGGGTCGATGATCTCAGCATGAATCTCTTGGCGCCCAAGTGTCGTGCCCTCATATTGCAAGATCTGCTTTTGGAAGCTCGGTGCGAGGTTCTTGATGTTATCGTACGTGGATGCTGAGGTATAGCATACATCATCCCCATCTCGGTTGACCAGATCAACAATCAAGGGCCTTGGCTTAGGTGTTGTGGTGGCAATGATCCGTGGGTGCTTACCAAGGCGCATGCCAAACTGCAACATGTTCCATGCGTCATCAAGGTAGTCCCATGCAGCCAGCTCATCCAGCCACCCGCCATGGAACTGTGGACCTCGGAAGCGTGAAGGCTCAAACGCTGGGATGCCTTTGATTATGCTGCCATTGACAAGCTTGATCTCATTTAGCGATTTGATGTAGTCTGCAATGAGAGTGTGTGGCATAACCGCAATCAAGCCTGACTCACCTTCAAAGCAAACATCACGCACATCTCCGCCTGTCGGAGCTGATACTAGCCACCGCGTCCCAGGTTGGCTCCAAGCTTCCCACCAAGTCCATTCAGCTGCGCACCGAGTCTTACCTGCACCGCGCCCAGCAAGCAGAAGCCAAATGTCCCACCAATCTCCGCCTGGTGTGATCTGATGCTTGTTCGCGATTGACAGCCACTTAACGCGAGCTTTCAACGCCGCCTGCCATTCAGGCGATGCTTGATTCAGGTTAGGACCAGACGCTATGCGCTGTGCAAGTCGTTCAGCTGTTGCCGGATTCAGCATCGGCTTGTCGTGCAGCTAGCAGATCAGCAACCAGGTCCTTAGCAAAATCGTGGATAACGTCGACTTGAATGGCTCCGTCGTTCTTACCAACGACCTCGACTTTGTTGTTTTCGCGGTACTCATTGGGGAACCTAGCAGCCATAGACCGAGACCAAAGCCCGGTGTTAATCCGCGGTCCGCCTGGGTTTTCAATCATGTGATTCTGGGCCAAAGTCTCCCAATAATCAAGCGCATGCTGCTTCGCTTCTTTCAAGGCATTGCGAAACTCCTCGTGCACAGCTTCCCAGTCTGATATGTTAGTAGGGTGAAGCCCAAGGCGCGATCCTATTTGATGACGTGAAAGCCCTTCTTTGCCCATGTCTGCAATTTTATCGCAAAGTGCTGGGTTGTACTTTGTAGGGCGTCCTATGGGTCGTTTTTCAGTAGTCATAGCTTAGATTATACACATTCTGGTGAAAAGTTGATCATTTTTGGCCTATTACAAAAAGTATTACAACGGGCTCGAAAACTATATACGGGGGAGTATATATATATAAATATTCCTTTAGTTTTAGTAGTAGTAATATATGTAATAATGTAATTAGAGTTTAGAAACAACAACTTAGAGCACTTTGCAGTGTAATCAGCTGTTGTAATAACACACGAATTAGAAGGAATCTGTAATATTTTGCACCTCTTTTGCCACTGCATCAGCGGTAGCTTTTGCGGCATTTCGTTTATTACAAATCTCCCAATCATTGGTTTTGCCTATAAACCAACCGCGCATCGTAATATTTTTTGTCACATCGCCAGCATCTGTCTTCATAAACACCACAGCTTCATCGCCGGGCGCAATGCCGGCCAAAGCAGACTTAACGTACTTAGCTGAGGGCATCCTTTCATCACCTTGCCAAGCTCTAAAGAGTATTTGCAGTTGCTGATTGGTAAAGAATGCCACGCCATTTATATGCGTTCTAGCCCATTCGACGAGGTCATTGGCGAATTGTTGAGTGACGGATTGAGAAAGTTTCACGACTTGTGCCTTGCGTTTAGTGTTAGGTGCTGCCTTGAAAGGGTCAAATGTTGAGATGTCGCGGTTGTAGTACCAGTTAAGCACCGCGCCAAATCCCCCAGCCCTTGCCCACCGCATGAGTGCTACAACTAGAGGCTGCGTCTCCGCGTTGGTAAGTGTCTCCGGTTTATAGATAGCTTCACGTCTAGCGCTGTTGCCCATCGTTGTGACGTAAGGCCTGTTGGTTGTGAAGACAAAGTTGATGTAGTTCTCTATTGAGTATTGCGCCCCGTACTTATTGTTGATGGTAATCTCCTTAGATGTGATGAAGTTCTTTAGCTTAGCGCTATGGTCATCACGATCGGATGAAGGCTCATTCACCACCACAAAGATCTTGTTGCGTAGCAGCCCATTGAAGGCGCCAAACAACTCATCAGGCCCCACAATGATTGCCGGTGCCCCATCACCAAGACCCAGCATCTCTGCTATGAACTCAGCCACAGCAGATTTGCCAATGCCCTCACTGTTAGACACAAACTGTGGAGTGGTGTTGTTTCGCCGGTGTGGGAATTGGACTATGTTGGCAACCCAATCATGCCAATACTCCATAAACTCAATTTCATCTCTAAAGAAGTACTTGCAGAATTCAGCGTACAAATTGATGTCACCTGCCACAGGAAAGTGCGACCAAGCGTTAAGATAGTTGTAACAGCCATCTGGAGTGACCCTAAGTCCCTGGTACCGTGGGTAGATCCCCACCTTTTTAATATCGCACCTCTTGGGCCACTTCTTGTACTCCTCAATGAG